CAAAACGTACTTGTTTTTAAAAAGCCTTAATTGTATAATTACAAAATAAAATTTCATTATGTATATTGAACAAGCACAACCCGAAGAAATTATTACGCATTTACGGCGTTTATGTAACCTAGGTGGAATAAGGCCCCCGCAAAATGGAAAAGAATTTGTCGCCTTTATCCAATTAGGATTTGGAAAGTGGCCTGTAGAAATCATGGACCATGCCTTTACTAGTTACCTTATGGGGCAATACGAAGATAAGGCCCCGCAAGTTTTAAACGTAAGATTCGTCAGCAACATTTTAAACGCCTACATTAAAGACAATAGGCACCGCATACAAAAGAAGCCGCGCGAGTATATGCAAATAGAGGCACCCAAAGACGAAAGCCCGAAAATGAGCAAATACGATCTAGCAAAAAGCAATTGGCAAAATGTCAAAGAAAAAAACGCGGTGGTATTCCCAAGCATCCTAGCAAACGCATGGGATGAACTAAACCCTAAACCCCAAGTGGACGAAAATCGAACCGAAGAACTAGTCGAGTTTATAAACGATAACCAAGCCCGTTTTTATTACAAAATGAAACGCGAACGCGGACACAAGCAAAAGCGCAACGAGTTGGACGAACAAATTATTTACAACGCCGCACAGATGGCACAAATTTTAGAAAATGAATAAAGACTACTACCCCGAATACATCAAAACCAAAATGCGTTTAAGCAAGTTGCAGAAAACGCACGATAATTTACTTAAGGCACGACGCAAGGAATTACGCGAATACAAGTTGCTCATACATAAGATGCGCCAAGAAATACACCAATTAAAAGGGGGAAGTATTGAAAAGTGCGCGGATATCTACGACCGAATAATGGACGCTTACGGCGTAAGTGAGCAAGAATTAAAAAGCCCCATACGCGACCGAAATATAGTTAACGTGCGCCACGCATTATTTTACTATCTACGATACACAAAGAACATGAACACTAACCAAATAGGTGCGTTATTTAACCGCGACCATTCAACCGTAATAAATGCGTGTAAGAATGTGAACGCTTGGTTAGACGTTCCGCAAGTGTACCGCGAGGAATTACAAATATTAAAAACGATTGATGCGACACTTGGAGAGTAAATTACAACAAATGATGGTTAAATGGTTTAGACTACGCCATCCCGACCTAATGTTATTTCATATTCCTAATGGCGGTAAGCGGTCCCCTATAACGGCTAAGATATTAAAAGCCGAGGGGGTATTACCTGGAGTGGCCGACCTTTTCTTAATGCACCCAAACGAAAAATACCACGGGCTATGGATTGAAGTAAAAACCGAAAAAGGCCGACAAAGCGCACACCAAAAACATTTTGAGAAAGTGTCCACCCGTGAGGGCTATTTTTACCAAGTGTGTAAAAGTTTACAAGAATTTAATCAACTAATTGATAATTATATTAACAATACATTATAAATTTACAAACCGTAATGGCTACGCTTTTACAAATAGCAGAACGCCACGCGGAATGGATTAAAATGGCCGCTTATCTTGGTAGTGAATCGCCCGAAGATAGCGTCCAAGATATGTACTTGAAACTTTCTGATAATCCTAATATAGTTTCACGTATAGATTATAAGGGTAATATTAACACCATGTACATATTTACCGTATTGCGCTCGGTAGTGGTGGACCTTCAACGCAAGAAAAAGCGCGAAAATTACGACGATGTATTATTTGACCCTTGCTTTAATGCCGACGAAAGCGAACGCCAATACCAAAACTTAATGGACGATGTTAAAAGCGTAATAGATGAAATGCCCGAATACGACCAAATGTTATTAGAGTTGCACTTTGTTTATAAACTATCCATGCGCGACATTGAGAAACGCACGGGGATACCTTTACATTCCATATTTAACCGACTGAAAAACGCAAAGAATCTAATTAAAAACCATACTTATGTCCAATACCAAAATTACTGCGAAGCGCAAAACGAAAAAGAAACCATCGCAAGGGCTAGGGGATACGGTCGAGAAGGTGACCAAAGCCACTGGGATTAAAAAACTAGTCGAATGGGTGGCGGGTGAGGATTGCGGATGCGATCAACGCAAAGCCAAACTAAACAAACTATTCCCGTATCGTACTACCCAATGCATGACCGAACAAGAATATTTTTATTGGGGTAACTTTCGGGAGAAGGCCGAGCAAACGTTAACCAAAGAGGAAGCCGACGAAGTGGCCATTATTTGGAATCGTTTATTTCAAGCGCGTAAATTTTACCGCCCTTGTACTTGTGACCCAAGAGCATGGCAAAAAATGATAAATGAAATTAATCAGGTTTACGAAGCGTATGAAACGCCACACTAATGTATATTTCGCATTCTTCGGATATGATAAAACGTCGTATATCGAGTGTGAAGTATGCCACGCTCAAGCCCAAGACATCCACCACATAGAACCGAGAGGCATGGGGGGCAACCCTAAAGGCGACAAAGACCGAATCGAAAATCTAATGGCCGTTTGCCGTACTTGCCACGACAAATACGGCGACAAAAAGCAATACAAAGACTTCCTCAAGGAAATACACTTAAGAAACATCCAAAACATTTAACGTTAATTACATGGTGCAAGTTATCGACATTAACAAAATCCAAGGCAACCGAGAAAACCCAAGGGTTATAAAAGATAGTAAATTTCAAAAACTTGTTAGGTCAATCGAGGAGTTCCCCGAAATGCTATATTTACGGCCTATAGTTGTAAATAAAGACATGGTTATTTTGGGCGGGAATATGCGCCACAAGGCCGCCAAGGATGCGGGACTAAAGGAAATACCCATTATCATAGCGGAAAACCTAGACGAAGCCAAAGAACGCGAATTTATCATAAAAGATAACGTCGGATTCGGTGAGTGGGATTGGGACGCCTTGGCCAACCTTTGGGATATTGAGGAACTCGACGAATGGGGGTTAGAACTTCCCGTTACTATGTCAACCGATCAACTCGGCGAGGAATTTAATTTACCCGATGGTGATAAAGAACCATTCCAACAAATGACTTTTACACTAGCGGACCAACAAGCCGAAGTTATTAAAAATGCAATAGACATAATTAGGGGTACCGAAGAATTTAAATACGTAGAAACATACGCAAACGAAAACGGCAATGGTAACGCATTGTATTTAATTATTACGCAATGGGTAGAGCAAAGGAAATAATTGTAAAAGTAATACCCGCAAAAGTTGCAAATGAGTTTGTAAAAAAACATCACTACTCGGGAAAGGTTGTGCCGAATAGTAAATTACATTTTGGGGCATTTTTAGATGATAGACTGCACGGCGTTATGAGTTATGGAAGTCCATTTAGAAAAGATAAGGTTTTGCATTTAGTAAATGATACAAATTGGAATGGAATATTAGAATTAAACCGTATGGCCTTTGATTCGTTTTTGCCTAAAAATAGTGAAAGCCGATGCATTGCAATTTCGATTAAATTAATTAAAAAGAACGCCCCGCATATTAAATGGATATTGTCGTATTCAGATGGTACACAATGTGGCGATGGTACAATATACCGAGCAAGTGGATTTTATTTAACAGACATAAAAAAGAATAAGGGTATTATTCAAATGCCTAATGGTGAAATACGGGCAATAATGACGTTTACAAAGGGTTCGCATATTTTAAAACAAAACGGCAAAGCCACTATTCCAAAAAATGCAAAATATTTAGATGGTTTCCAATTGCGATACATCTATTTAATTGATAAGAATTGTAAATTAAATGTGCCAATATTGCCATTTTCAAAAATTAAAGAACTTGGCGCATCTATGTATAAAGGTAAAAAATTGAGCGAGGGGGTCGAATCGAACGCCGCTTTTAACCTGGATGGCTAATGTGCTACCATTACACTACCCCCGCTTATATTTAACAAAGTTATGAAAAATGTACACATATTCAAAAACAACTTCGACCCCAAAAAAGTATTATTGCTCTCCGACATACATTGGGATAACCCCAAGTGCGACCGCGTTTTACTCAAACGCCATTTGGACCAAGCCATGGAAATGGACGCAAGAATATGTATGAACGGGGATACACTATGCCTCATGATGGGCCGCGCAGATCGTAGGGGAAGTAAGAGTGGAATACGCCCCGAGCATAACGTAGACCATTATTTCGACGCGGTGGTAAACGACGCAATAGAATGGTTTAGCCCATACGCAAAAAATATCGATGTTATTAGTTACGGAAACCACGAAACGGCAATAATCAAGCATCAAGAGATAGACGTAATACAACGTTTAGTTGGTGGGTTAAATCAAAAGAACGGAACCCACATACAAACGGGCGGTTATGGTGGTTGGATAGTGTATAA